GCAGGAAACCTGCACTGCTAGCCAAGACCCGAAGGCCCAGGATAGTAGGTTTCCCCCTGGTTCAGTACCAGGAAACCCCAGCCACTTAAAGGGCTGGGACCCAGCGGGACTTTAGTTCGACGTGCCCGCGACGTGCAGAACGCTCTAGATGCTGCGGATCTACCGTGGCTTCTGAACCGATGGTAAACCCGGAAACGGGTATATCAGAAGTCTCATGAACAGAGGGATCTCTCCCTTCGAGCATGATGAGCGACTTCTGTAGAGCTGCGTATCCGTCTATCCTGTCACTGCGATAGACTGGCTCCACCACGTAACCTTTCACAAGGTAGCGATGGGTGTTATCGTCCCACCCGTTAAGGGTGCGATAACCAAGGAATGATACGCGTCCAAGTACAGGACTGTCCGCAGAAACATAGGGCAAGGGCCCTATGAGTCTCTCACATGTGCAGAACATGAGAGAGGCGGTCCGCCAGAACCCCTTCTGGTAAAAGGCGTTGGCAGTCGCCACAAACGAGACAATTTCCTGTACTTGCTGCCTGTCTTCTGGGATCGTCGTAGTAATGTAGACGGGGGTAACCTCGTCACCATTATACGCGTCCATCCCACAAGACTCTCGAAACCTCCCGGTTACGAAAGTCTTGTTCGTATTCACCTTACAGTTGTACTTCTGTAGGGAATCGAAGACAGCATCCGCCGAGCCCACGGGGACGATGAGATCGTCACCGTAGACCGCCAACCCGGCATCAATCACGCGATTGATGTTCGCCCAAGTCGGTGAGAGGTTTTTGTAACCCAGCAAAGCCTCCACACACACGGTGTAGAAGTACATGGCTTCAACCGGAAAACAAAGAGCTGAACCCATCGACGCGAATTTCCTTAGAGGACCGATCACTCGGCCATCAGGGAGCTTCGCGTAGCGCGAACGACACGAATCAACAGCCGACTGAAGAGCCGGGTTGAGACGAAACATCTGAAGCGCAAGATCCGCGGGAACGCGGTCAGAAGCATCAGAAAGGTCGAGAGTAGCATACTCGCCTGTTCGCGAACTGTCAAGTGCCATTTCTCTGTTAACAGACTGGTCTCGGAAACGGACCCGTCCGCGTGATAGAGGCTCCTCCTCGATCGTCCTGTAGAGGAAATCGCGGAGTGACTGTTGTGCATACTGCATGCACACCGGTTCAAGGGCAATGACACGAGGGGCTTTGAGTGTTTTCGGAACGGTGATCACCCTCACAGGGTGCTCATCCTGTTCTGGTACGAACGCGACCTTCTCAAATTCTTTCTCTCCATAAGCCCGGACCGGAAGTCCGAAGCCTAGAAAAGGGAAAGAGTGTTCGAGACGCTCATACCAAGTACTCCAAACGTATTTCCGGTTCCCGGACACACGTTCGGCAGTACCGCCGGGTCCATGCCTTGGGAGTAGACTAGTAGGGTCGTAACGACCAGCCAGGCCACCCCAAAGCAGGTCTGATACTTGTAGGAATCGCTCCCTATCAGAATCAGAAGGCGAGAAAACATCAAAGTCAGCTTCAACCTTGATGAAGTTATCGATGGCCGCGCGCGTCCTCGCGGGCGTACACGGCATCTTGACCTTTTTGAAAGCCAGGCAGAACTGCCTGACCGCTTCGATGAGCGTCGAGTCGATGTCTCCATCAAGTAACCTCCCAGTCTCTCGATCAAAGATGTTTCCGAGCATACCTTGTAGGAATGCAGGGATTGCTCCACCAGACCGCCACTTGCGAAAGCGACGGAATGATGATGCGGAAACGAACCCGTTAGCCAGACTCCTTTCGAAGTCTCGCGCGAATTCGGGTAGGGTAATCGTTAGAAACGAGAAGCCCTCATCTTTGATCCGTGCTGTCATGGTCATGACATCACGTAAATCAGAGACCTCAGCGGGACATTTGGCACAAGCGTCGTCGTAGACGGCGCGCGCCAGCTCTAGGTAACCACTTACGTCGCTTTTCACTGGACCCCTTTCGCAGGGGAGACAGGTCGAGCCACGTACCCTGACCCCTTGCCCTGCACGGGCACAGAAGACACAGTGCGCTTACATCAAAAGCTGTCCGCGGAGCTTGAAGGCTTCACGGAAGGCGAGGGGGGATGACCCGAAAGTCAAATCTCCTTGCCGTAAAGCTTATCGACGTTAGCGGTACTCAGCCACGCCACGAAAGCGGTCGTGAGCTGCTCAATCTGCACTAGGCTAAAGCCGAATGCCGGTCGATTAATTTCGACCGAAAGCGACAGAGTGTCATAGTCATTTGCCGCGGTAAGCGGATCAGTGACGATGGCCTTCTGCTCCAATCTCACTTTGTGCGAGATTCGGTCGTCCTTTCGCGGCTCGTGAGAGACCGTTAGAGTGAACAGACCGTCGTTCTTCTGATAGATAGCTTTGGAGCCGTCTATCTGAATACGAGGTAAAGATTGAGCTACAGAGTTAACTGTGACTGACTGAGGGTCAGAAAACATGGTTGGTCTCCTTCGAGTTATTGGAAGTTGACCCCGGTGCCCGTGTCACGCATTCCAAGCGTTGACGAGCATGGTGTCCGGAGCTAGGGTAATCCTTCTGCCTCCGCCCCTGTTAAGGGGCCAGCCGTGAAAGGCCGAGAGCAGCAAGGATTGCGTACTGCACACCCGATAGACCACCGGGTTGCAGGGCAAATCCGAACGGACTTTCACACGAGACCCTTCGTTTCACGCGCACCTCCTGGTAAGAAGTTGCCACGATCGTGCCGTAGGGACCCGTGTGCGTTGACACGTACTCATAGCGGTCGAACGACTCGCGCATGAGATACATGTACCTGGACACTACGGAGTTGTCCACCATGTCTTGTGCAACTTGGATGTTGTCTCCGACATTGGTATACCAATCAACGAGCCATGTCCAGGGAGTTACCTTGTAGATAAGCACAGGGTTGATGTTCGCACCAGCGAGGGTAAGGAACCCTCGTCCTGCCCGTACATTCTCATGCATAGGCAGGCGCTTATCAAATTCAGGGCGATAGTACTTAAAACTGCCTTCGTACCAAATCTTAGTGCCACTCTGACGAGTGACCTTGAGATTGACGGAGTCAGTGACATTCGCCGCCACAGCGGGCGCCAGATACGTCCTAAACAACGGATTCGATTTCGGTCGAGTGTCGTTGTAGATGACAGTACTGGACTGAATTTCCTCCTCGGCAAACCTCCGTTTCAGCCACTTATCGTTAAGGCGTTCAGCCTTGTCGAGATGTGTCTCGTACCGTGCTACGAGGTCGTACATTTGTTGTACGTCGTTGACGAAGGGTTTCCAGCCAAACTGGAAGTTGACGAACTGATTGGCAGCCCCACGAGGGGCCTGCCAGATTCCTTTGGCGTTACCACCGACTGCTTTCCACGCCTGTGAAAAGCCGGCGGCGGTCGTTCGTAACGTCGCAGGAACGTCTCGAGCTTCGGCGACAGCCTGGCCGAGACCAGCTACGGCAACCTTCGGACGGAGCCTTGAGTAGGCCCGTGCGCCGAGGCTGGAGAGATCATTGGGGTTCAGGTTAGACCGATAGTCGGTCGGGCCGGATATATTCTTGTTCGGTATCTGCACAAGGTCGGGAAGACCTGTGTGGATGAACGAACCAGTATACCCGACTTGCCACAAGTCTCCAGACTCACCCTTTAAGGGGTAACCTGGAGGTTGGCTTATGGACTGGTATGGGAATACCGTGCCTGAACCTGCAATGCCGGTTGGCTCAGTGACTCTAACGATGAAAAGAGGACCTCCAACTTGGTACTCTTTCTGGCGGCCGTGGTTGATGTCGAAACACTTCTCCACGACCCCCGGTGCGAAAAACTGGGACACAGGTGTGCCCGGCATTTCGTACCCGTTCCGTTTATTCCGGTAGTAGGTCGAACCTACAACCTGGTTAAACGGGGTAGACGAGTCTCTAGAGCGCAAACGCAGAATATCCATTCTGTCTCTCCTAAGGTAAGAAGTACGTTCGGAAGTGAGTGTGCCACCGCTGACACGTCTCAGGGGCCCCCGGAAG